CGCAGGGTCGTTTTGTGGCGCTGGCATCGGCGGCAGGGTTTGCGCGGGTGCGCGATTTGCAGCTCGGGGACGTGGTATTGACCGAATTCGACGGGCTGGCTTCGCATGTGCTGCTGTATTTGGGCAACGGCGAAATGCTGCACCACGCTTTCGGCCAATTAAGCCGCCGTGATGGCTACGGGCCTTATTGGCAACGGCACACGCACAGCGTTTGGCGGCATCGGGATTGGCAGCCTGAAATGCTGCAGGCGGTGCTGAATGATTTGGACCCCGCAGTGTGGTGCGAGTGGGCGTGCGCGGCGGCCTGCGCGAAGGCGGCCGCCGTTTTGATTTGCACGCCGCTAGCCCGGCGGAGGCGCTGCGGGCGCTGCTTGTCCAGTTGCCCGGTTTCCGGGAGATTTTAAGCAGCGGCTTTTATCAGGTGCGCTTCAATGGACACGATTTCTGCGAAGCGGAACTGGAGCACGAATTCAGGCAGCCTGAAAGCGGTATTTTGCATATCGTGCCGCGTATTCAGGGTGCTGGCAAGGCGGGGCAGATTATCGCCGGGGTGGTGCTGATTGTGTTCGCCTGGTGGAATCCGTTCGGCTGGGCGGCGGCCGGGGCATTGATGAGCGCCGGTGTGGGTTTGGTGGCGGGCGGGATTGCGCAGATGCTGGCGCGGCCGCCGAGGCTGGATACCGAACAGCGCGGGCAGAAAACGGGGCGCAATACGGCGTTTTCCAATTTGGACAACACGGCGGCACAAGGCCAGCCGGTGCCGTTGGCTTACGGCGAGGCGTATTGCGGCAGCCGGGTGGCGTCGCAAGGCGTGATGTCGCGCCGGGTGGATACCGACGGCGACCCGGTGTTGCAAAACCCGACGGCGGCGGACGTTACCCTGCGGCTGGTGAAAACGCCGGTTGCCGGGCAGGCGGCCAAAGCGCCGAACGGGCAGTATTACGACACGGATTTTAATGATGATTCGGTGCGCGCCCGCAACTACACGGCGGCACTGCAGCAGAATTAGGAGTAAGGGCTATGGGTGGGCAGAAAAGCGGTGGCGGCGCGCGTACGCCGTATGAAGCACCGAATAAGTTGTCTTCGGCGCAGATGCTGCGCATCGTGGACGTGATCAGCGAAGGGGTGGTGGCCGGATTTGCCAACGGCAACGATGCACCGTTTAAAAGCGTGTTTTTTAATGATACGCCGGTGCAGAATCCGGATGGCAGCTACAACTTCAAAGGCGTAACGGCGGTATTCCAGCGCGGCACGCCCGACCAAAGTTACATCCCGGGCTGGGAGAGCGTGGAGCGCACGGTGTCGGTGTCCAATCCGGTGAAAAACCAAAGCCCGGTTATCCGCACCGTATCCGACAGCGGCCCGACCCGGCTGCGGGTGACGGTGGGTGTGGAGCGCAATGCGTCGGTGCAGGAAAACGGCGACACGCTGGCGGCGAATACCACGCTGATTATCCAGCTGCTCAACGATGATGGCGTGCAACAGCAGCGCCATGTGAACTTTACCGAGAAGGGCAGCGGCGCGTTTTACCATGACGAGGTATTCGACCAGCTGCCGAAAGCGCCGTTCTCCATCAAGGTTTCGCGCCCCACGCCGGACAGCAACAGCGACAAAATCCAAAACAACACCTTTTTTGCCAGTTACGTAGAGATTACGGATGCCAAACTGTGCTACCCGTTTACCGCGCTGGCGGCTTTGAGCATCGATTCCGACCAGTTCGGCGGGCAAAACCCGCGCCGCAACTATCTGATTCGCGGTATCGAGGTGCAAGTGCCATCCAATTATGACCCGGAAACGCGTACTTACAGCGGTTTGTGGGACGGCAGCTTTAAAACCGCCTGGACCAATAACCCGGCCTGGGTGTTTTACGATTTGGTACAACAAGAGCGCTACTCCACGCTGGCCTTGCGCCTGGCGCCGGAAGACATCGATAAATGGAGCCTGTATCAGGTAGCCCGTTATTGTGACGAGATGGTGCCGGACGGCTTCGGCGGCCGCGAGCCGCGCTTTACCTGCAATGCCTACCTGACCGACCGGCGACAGGCGGGCGAACTGCTTACCGAATTGGCGAGCGCCTTTTGCGGGATGCCGCTGTGGAATGGTAACCAGCTGTCGGTATTGTTGGATCAGGGTGGCGACCCGGTGGCGCAGTACGACAACAGCAATGTGGTGGACGGGCAGTTTGCCTACAACGGCGTGGCGCTGAAATCCACCTATACCGCTGTGTTGGTGCGCTTTGCCGACAAATACGACAGCTACCGCAGCAAAACCGAATATGTGGCCGATGCGGAGGCAGTGGCGCGTTACGGCCTGAATATCCAGTCGGTAACCGCGTTCGGCTGCACCACACGCGGGCAGGCGGTGCGTTACGGGCAATGGATACTGCAAACCGGGCTTCGCCAGCAGGATGCGGTGTCGTTTACCGTGGGGCGCGAAGGGCTGAAACACCTGCCCTACGACATTATCCAAATCGCGGACAACCACTTTGCCGGCGCACAGTTGGGCGGGCAGGTATTGGCGGTAAGCGGCCGGGTGGTCACCCTCGACCGCGTTATCACGGAAAACCTTGCCGGTTGGTGGTTCCAATACCTTGCGCTCGAGCAGAATGCGCAAGGCGAAACGGTGCCGAAACACTACAGCCTGAAAGTGGTTTCCCAGCCGCAGCCCAATCAGCTGCTGTTGGATGGCGACCCGGCCGGGCTGGCCTACAACGACCATTGGGCTTTGTCCGGCAAGGTGGTGCCGCGCCAGTATCGGGCGGTGAGCATCAAAGAAAACACCGATGACGGCACTTATACCATTACTGCGCTGCGCCACGACCCGGCCAAATACGCGGCGGTGGACAACAGCGCCGCGCTGTTTGCAGCCGGGGCTACCACCAACCACGGCCGCCAGCCGCAGCTCGGCAACAGTAATTTGTCCACCAACGGGCGGGATTTGACCCTGAGCTGGGAGAATTTGAGCGCCGACGGGCAGGTGGTGAGCTACGACATCAAAATCTTTAAAGACGGCAGGTTGTGGCGGCATATCCCGGATGCGCCCAGTGCCGAAATCAGCCTGCAGGGGCTGCCCAACGGCGATTACCGCGCCGAAATTCGCGGCCGCACCGCGCGCGGCGTGCTGTCTAAACCGTTGGAAAAGGCTTGGAGCCTGAATTACACAATTACCGGGGTGCGGCCCACGCCCAAGCTGTTTGCCATCGGTTTGAATTGGACGCTGCCCAGCCCGCTGCTGGCGGAAGCACACACCGAAATCCGCTACGGCAGGAGCAACGACTTTAATCAGGCTATGCCGCTGGCGAAACTGCCCGCACCGCAAACCGACTACCAGCTCACCAACGTCAAGACCGGCGAGCATTGGTATTTCTGGCTGCGCCTGGTGGACAGCGCCGGGCTGGCCGGCGAATGGACGGCACCGGTGGACGGGGTGTGCAGCGACGACCCCAGCCTGCTGCTCGAGCAGCTGAAAGGCAAAATCGGCAAAGAACAGTTTGCGCCGGGTGCAGGCGAAGACTTGGTGAATCTGGTGGGCAACCTTGCAGGCAGCCAAGGCATGGCCGGCAACACCGGCAAGCAGGCCGGCAAGTGGGATTTTTACAGCCAGATGAACGAGGCGGACTATGTGCTGTCCAAACGCATCAACGCCGTCCGTTCGCAGTTTGGTGACAAAATCGCCACTGTGGCCGAGGAGATGAAAACCCTTGCCACCCGAACTGAAGCCCAAGCCCGCAAAGTGGAGGCGGTGGAAAGCGAGGTGGACAGAGCCAAGGCATCGGTAACGCAGGTGGCGCAGTCGTTTGCCGATTTGAACGGCAAATTGAACGCGGCCTACACCCTGAAAGTGAGTACCGATACCCGCACCGGAACTAAGGTGGTGGGCGGTATCTCGCTGTTGGCGGACGGCACCAGCGGCGAATCGGAAATGGTGGTGCAGGCTGATAAGTTCATGGTTTGGAACGGGCAGAAAGTGCCGATGTTCTCGTTGGCTGGCGGTAAAACCTACTTTAACGGGGATTTAATCGCCGACGGCAGTATTTCGGCTAAACACCTGGTGGCTCGCATCCGCTTGACTGCGCCGGAGATTGCCGGGGGGAGTATCAATATCGGCAATGGGCGGTTTACGGTGAACAGCCAAGGGGATGTTTCCATCTCGGCGGAAGCCGGCCGCAAAGGTTTGAAGCTGACTAGCGAGAGCATAAAAATGTATGACAAACAAGGTCGTTTGAGAATTGAAATGGAGAGTGAGTAATGGCAGGATTGAAAGTATATGATGATAATGGCAAGGTCATTTTTGACGATACCATGCGATTATTTAAGCTAATGGGAGTAACTACAGTACAAGGAGGTAGGCAAAGGTATGGTGGAGTTGATGAAGGTTTTTTCCAGATACCATTAACAGGAAATCAAAAGGCAGTAATTTTTCTAACTGATCATTTAAGTCAGTTTGACCCTTATGATAATGCTTATATTAAGCTAAATGAGGATACTGGTTTGGTTTCATACTATGCTCCTAAACCTATTACTTTTGCTTATGGATGTTGGTGATGACTACAAGATTTAAATCTTATACTTCGAATGGTATCTTGTCTATAGATTCCGATTTTAGGGGATATGCGCTAGTTGGAATAGAGAAATACACGGGAACAGCTGGTTTCCCAAGCTGGGCAATTCCATGCGCGGCAGACGAGATTTTAGTTCTGGCCGAATCGAGCCATCCAACCTATGTGCACAGCTATCGTAATGGAGTAATGTTAGTTTTTACTATGGCCGATAGTGATAGGTTAGCTGGGTCTGTAATACATACTGCAAATATTACTATCTATCGATTTAGTTATAAGCGCCCAACAAAAAAAGGGTTATTTAATGTATATACAGAAGATGGTGATTTAGCTTTTACATCGGCGCAACCCATGTTAAGGCCGTTCCGTTATTTACAATACGTTGAGGAAGGGAATGCTCCGCCGCCTGGATATGCTGTAAGAAAATCTTTTACAGATGTAGAGCGATTTGGTGTTGTATTATCGCCATCTTTTCGCTATACGGAATCACAGGATGTTGGCTCTTATTTTGGGCATAGTGAGGATGATTGGCAGGAGTTTTACACTTATTGTGGATTTATAGTTTCTGGTAAAGATTTAATTGTCAGTAGTTTTTGGACACAAATGCAAGAGTGGACTATTGGAGGATATAAGGCAAGTATGAATACTGGTGTTGCACCATACAATACCAATAAAATTCTAATGGTTTATCTTTAATTGCTTACTTTGGTACATCTGAATTTTTTAGGTACCTTAATTTTTGAGGTAGGACAAAATGGAACAAATCAATTTGGGCAGCCTGCCCGATGGCGCGGGCGGTGACAGCCTGCGCGTGGCATTTGAGAAGTGCAACGACAACTTTAGCGGTTTGGATGAGCGGCTTAAGCAGTTGTTGCAGAAAACGGAACAACTGGAGCGCGAGCTGGCGCAGTTGAAACGGAGCCGGCCGTGATGCCGGCTTGAATCTCAATCCAAAAGGAGGCTGAAAATGCTGCATAAAATGAAACTTTTCTACTATCGAGCGCGTAACTGCCGCCTGTGTCTTTATGCACGGGCGGCTTTATCTTGGGCGTGGAATCTGCGCTTTTTGCCGGATTCGGCGCGGCGCTGGGTATTCGGCACGGGCACCCGAGCGCTGCAAATCGTCAATATCGGCTTTTTGCTGGTTTGGGCTTGGGTGTTTGGCGTAAACGGTTTTGGCTCGCTGCCGCTGTGGACGGGGCTCACCAAATTGCCGCGCTGGTTTGTGGTGCTCATGCTGTTGCTGCTGGCGCTGCTGTCGGCGTGGTCGATGTGGAGCAGCAGCCCGCGCAGCCATGCGGTGGGGGTGGGTGCGCTGCGGATTACGCCGCTGATTTGGCTGCTGCTGGCAACCAGTTTTTGGGTGCGGCATACGCTGGCGGCGCAGGTGGTGGGCTATGTATTCGGCATTTGGAGCCTGGCGGTTTGGCTGGTGGGCGAGCATCTGCAGGATATGTTGCGTGATGAGAGACAGGCGGCGCAGACCGCCGGAAAGAAGGCATCGTGAATGATTTGCTTGCGGGATTTTTTGCCAGCAAAACGCTGCTGGCGGTGGTGGGCGCGTTTGTCGGCTCGCTGCGGGTGTCGATGCGTGCCAAAGATAAAAGTACCTCGGCTAAGTGCGGCGACCTGATTGCGGCGCTGTTTTTGTCGCTGGCGGTGGTGGACGACCTCACGCCCAAGGATATGCCGCGCTTGGCATTGATGGTGGGGATACTGGCCGGGACGATGTGCGATGTGCTGCTGGATTCGGCGCGTGCGCTCTCGCCAGATACGGCGGGCGGCATCTTGGATTTTGTGCTGGGCAAGCTGGGCTACCACCGCCAGCCCGCCGCCGAGAAGCCGCCGCGGGGGGGGGGGGGGGGGGGTGGGGGGCGCCCCGCGCGCG